ACAGGCTATTTAATAGTTAATGATTCGCTACTTTCTAAACTGCACCCAAAAACAACGCGACCTGACTCTATAGCCGCTTTGATAGCCTTTTTGTCGGGTTCTTGTGGTTTTGGTGGTAACAGTAAATCAGTATCAATAACAGCATTTGGTGAGATAACAACAGATACGGGATTTTTACGCACAGATACAACAAAATAAGGGCATTTTATTTGTTTTGTGTCGGTACGTTTCATCTCGCTCAATAGGTAATTTTTTAGTCTTGCCGCTTTTGCTTTTAGTGCTTTTTCACGCGCATCCATTGATTTTTTTGCCTCTGCAATCGCTTCTGCTTCAACTTCAATGTTGCGAATAAACATAGCAACAGAAACAGCTTTGTCGTTAAATGACTCGGTTAGTTGACCGATAATGACCTGTGCTTCTGCTTTTTCAGCTTCGGAGCATTCGTCCATCTCTGAAAAAATATCTAATGCGGTCAGTATTTTGTCGGATAATTCGTAGAGTGTTGTCATAATGGACTCTCTTTCGGTTGGTTTAGTTTGTAATATATTGACTTGCTAGAACGGCAGCCAATCATAGTCTAAACAATCATTTTTCTGATAAATAAACTCAACTGGCACAAAACCATGCTTTAAACACTCACCCTTCTTTTTGTTAAAGTTTGAGCATTCAATACAACGATTTTTTAATTCTTGCTCACATTCTGCAATCTGTTTTTTGATTGCTTCATACTCTGCTTTATGGTTCATACTTTACTCCAGTACCGTTTTTTAACTTCGGTGTATTTTGATGGTAGAATGTCGATTGATGTTATTTTTTTAGAATGACGTATAGCATTCAAATCTTCTAAAAACTCAATTGATACACTAGAAGATTCAAAATAATCATCATCTATATTTCTAAAAAAAGCATGAGTCTTTTTTAATCCAAACTCGCTATGTTCAGGCGTTAGCCATTCGTAATACTCTGCCATGCCGCAATGATAAGTCACTTTGATGCTGTCAGGTTTTCCTATCTTCTTATGTATCTTAAAACTCACGCGGTCTACTGGTACTTTTTGTACTTTGCGTTGGTCTGATAGCACCGCACCGTCAAAGGCATTTAGCTCTAGTTTTTTGTCAGGCTCACGCTCAAATATATATCCACATTCTGGACACTCACGCACAGCAGCATGAAGGATTGTTTCACATGATGGGCATTCTTTAGCGGGTGCTTCGCCTGTGCCTTCGCCTTTGGCTTTGACTGCCACATCATCAATACAGCCGTGGCGTAGTACGTTGCCACCATAATCAAGCAATAGTGCGTTTTTTTTGTTTGGGTACAACCTCATAACACGGCCAACAATCTGCACATAAAGCGCGGTTGACTCGGTAGCACGAAGAAGAACACACATATCCGCAATAGGGAAGTTTGAGCCAGTCGTTAAGATGTTTACATTAACAAGGCACTTTAGGCGGCCATTTGCGAAGTCATCTAAAATATATTCATTATCGCTTTGTGAGTGATAACAAGCCGCGTCTATGCCGTGACTTATTAACTCGGTAGTGACTTGTTCAGCGTGTTCTATTGATACGCAAAAGATTAGCCATGCTTTACGGTCAATGCCTTTTTTGACAATATCAGCGACTATCTCTACAGTTTTACTCATGTATAACGATTCAAGCGCACTGTCTAAAAATTCACCGCCTTTGTGTTTAACCTTGCTCACATCTACTTTAACACCGCCACCGTTTGACACTACAGGGCATAGATAGCCGCGTTTAATGAGCAATTTAACGTCAATTTTATACACGACACGCTCAAAAATAGGCGTTTCCCACTCTGTCAAATAACCACTGTCTAAGCGGTACGGGGTGGCGGTAAGGCCAAGTATTTTTAAATCAGGATTAACTTCTTTTAGCTTGCTTATTAGTGCGTGATACTGTCCCGACTCATTGGGTGCAACAAGATGACATTCATCAATGATAAGTATTTCATAGTGTTGAATCGTGGCATTGGCGATGCTCTGAATGCCTGCAAAAACAATTTGAGCGTCCTGTGTTTTTTGGTTTAATCCTGCACTATAAAAACCCGTATCGGCATCAGGCAATAAGTTTTTTAATTCAGCCTCATTTTGTTCTAATAGTTTTTTGCGATGCGTTACAACTAATACACGCACATTGTGAGTAATAGAGTCATGGCATATCTTGCCAATAATTAAACTTTTGCCTGCTCCGCATGGTGCTTCAATAATGCAGCTTGTGTTGTTTTGCCAGTACGCATAGGCACTTTGTACAGCGTCCTGTTGATAATCTCTAAGTGTAATCATAGTTGGCTTCTCGGTTTGTGCGGTACGCAATGACCGCACTTTAGGGGTGTGTTATTTTTGGCTTGGTAGTGACTTTGCAAACTCGGACCAAAGCAACGGCATTTGAGAAGCCATATCGTAACGGTTTTTGGCAACATAGGCAGGACTTGCACTTAGGTTAAGGATTCGCTCACCTGTGGTTATTGCCCTGTTTCTGTCATCATTAAAGCCTTTTCCTTCGGTGATTTTGATAATCTTTTTTAACGAGGCATAGCCAATAACATCGGCAAACTCACGACACAAAGCAGCCGCTTTTTTGTGTAGTTTAAGGTCGTGTTGGTCAAAGGTTAGGTGTTCAGGGTCTTCTACTTTGTTTACTTGGCTATGGGCTGTCATAATCACAAGCATACCCTTGTCGCGGCATTTGTTTAGTTCGTCAAAGAAGTATGACCAAAACACTAATGCCTCGTTATAGCCGCGTCCGTAACCTATTTTTTCGATGCTTGATACCTTATTATCAGTGCATACCTGTTTCCAGATAAGCGTTTCTAGCCAGTCTAGGCTATCAATAACCACTGTTTTAAAATCATGGTCTTCATTGGCCAAGCTATCCAACGCTTTCATTACGTCAATGTATGATTCGGCAAGGGGGAAGCATGGCACATCAATTTCGCCTAGTCCGTCCTCAGTTTGAATAACGATTGGGTTAGGTGCTGATGTGGCGAATGTTGTTTTACCTAGTCCACTCTCGCCGTAAATAATTACACGCTCTGTTTTTGGGGTGTTGCGTGTGATGCTATTTAAAAATGACATAATTACTACTCCATAAATTAAAAAAGCCGCCACAATGGGCGGCTATTTGTTGTTATTTTTGCCAAGGTTTTTTGGCAGGTGTGGCAGCAGGTGTAGGTGCTTTTGGTGGCGGTGGTGGTGTAAAGTCTGTACCTTCATCGGCTTTATAACCACCTACGTCATTGCTTGCGTCATACTCACCTTGTGCAGGGCGTACTTTAACTTTAATCATCAAAGGTTTGTCATGCAGTTCTTCGCTAGATTGAGGAGACATAACGCCCACAGCGCGGCAAATGGCAGCTAAGTCTTTACGCGCAATATCAACAGCCTTGTCATTTGCGTTTTTTAAATTCAAACGTGCAAACACAAGGCGGTTAGCATATTGACCCTCAATAACTTGTAAAGTTAAAGAAAGATACTCACCGTAGCCATCACGTGTTGGTTTCATTTCAGACGCGCTAATAATAGCTTTGTACCAGCCAGCAGGGATTGGGTCGAATGATGATGGTTCGATTTCTTCGGCATTGAAGTTGTAGCCTGATAAATTGCTCATAATATACTCACTGTTTCGTTGGTTTAAGATTCACTGGTTTCGTTTGTTTCGCGTGCCAGTGGTGCCAGTGGTTGATAAGATAACTATAATTTGTTATTATGTCAACACTCACAAACAAAAAAGAGGTTAAATTATGTTATCGCTGCCTGAAATTAAAAAACTGTTAGAGGATAGACAGCTTAATGTTGTCGCCGAGCGTGTGGGTATTCACTCAAATACAATTTATCGGTTGGTAAAGTTTGAACGTGCCGAATATGACACAATTAAAAAACTCTCTGACTACTTAGAAGGACAATTAGAAAATGCAAAAAAGTAAAGAAGCCGCATCAAGTTATGTTAATCATGGTTTTAAATTGTGCCTAGTGCGTGGAAAAAAGCCATTTCAAGATAAATGGGAACAAAACCCTGTTACTGATTTAAACCTGTTTGACCATAACGGCATTGGTTTGATTCATGGTTTGAGTGGTACTTGTACGCTAGATATCGACAACATTGAGCAATCTACTATTGCATTGGCTGCTTGTGGTGTTGATTTGGCTGCTTTAATGGCTGAGGGTGTACGAATCGAATCAGGGCGTGAGAATCGCTCTAAATTGTTGTTTAAAGCACCTGTGGGCGTAGAATTAAAACGCCATGCGCTAAACTGGACTAAAGAAGATAATCCTAAAGAGTCGGACGTGGTGTTCGAGTTGCGCGGTGGTTTTACTCAAGACGTATTGCCGCCCTCTATTCATCCCGACACTGGACAGCCTTATTTTTGGGTGGGTGACTATAAAAATATACCTGAATTACCCCATGAATTATTAAACATTTGGACGCAATGGGATATTGCTAAAGACGTATTAAAAAGCGCGTGTCCGTGGCACATTGAGAAAGAGGATTACAAGGCGCAATCCGCACCTGTGCGCGTGTTTAGTAGTGATAATGACGTGATAGGTACGTTTAATAAAAGAATGCCCCTAGCGAGCATTTTAGGCAATTATGGCTATAAACGTATCACCAAAACTCGGCTATTGAGTCCACACTCTAAAAGCAAATTAGCAGGTTGTATTTTGTTGACTGGTGGTGATGTTGATAAGGTTTACATTCATCACGCAAGCGACCCACTAGGCGATGGCTATGCACATACGGCTTTTGGTGTGTATTTGTATTATCAGCACAATAACGATTTAAAAGCGGCAGTTAAAGAGGCCGCGTTATTGTTAGACATGGATTACAAAAAACCACCCGAAGACGAAACGCTATTACAACAAGGCAATGAGATTGCCAATACATTTTTAAATGCCAATGTTGTCAAGTTAAAGCCTGTGCAAGTTGACACTGTAAAGATTGATTGCAAGTTACCAGTGGAATCATTAAACGAGGTGGCGGCATGGATTAAGGGGCAAATAGGTACAGCACCGAAATACTCTATTGTCCAAGCAACATTATCATTTGCTTGTGCTATGGCTAGCCGTTGTGTGCGTTTAAAAGACGGTACAGCCTCAAGCGCGTTTTTAGCGATTGTTGCAGACTCAGCAGGGCAAATTCAGCCGCTCAAGGGTATTTTAAACAGCGCGATTGATGCGTGTGGTGATAGGCAGATTATTCGTGGTACTAAAATCAGTAGTTCTACTTGTTTGCATAAACAGTTGCTAACTATGCCGCGTATGTTTTGGGCGACAGATGATTACGCCACAATGATTAACTTTGGTAAAAAACAGCAATCTGGCGCAATACAGGGCGCATTGAGCGCAATCAATGAGGTTTATCTCAACAACACACTGTATTTAGATAAAGACAGCATAGGCGCGAGTTTTGGCAAAAAAGACGGTGATGGTGATAAGCACATCTCTGAATATAATATCTATCGTCCATCTTTAACGATGCTCAGTTTAATGAGTTACAAACACATTGATTTTGTCGCACAGCGTGACCAATACAGCATCGGTAGCCTACAGCGTTTAATGATTGCCGATGGTGGCGATAGCGTAACCTGTGAGCGCGATTTTGACGCACCATTCCCGACAAATGTTAAAACAGTGGTCGCTGCAATCAAAAAAACAGGGAGCGAATTTATTGATATTGCTTCAATGAATCCCGTTCAAAAAATTGCTATTTTTGATTGCGACAATACCGCCACCTTGTTTACACACTCGCTAAACCGTATTAAAGCCACTTGTAGCAGTGACGAGCGAAAAGACTTGTTAGGTATTGCTTTGGGTTGGTGTGGTAGTTTTAAGCGTCTATGCGTGGCTTTAGGGGCGTTTAATAAACCAAACAATCCAACGATTAACGAGGCAATTGTGCAATGGTGTAGCAATTGGATTGTGTTTCATTTAGAAAAATTACTCTCTCGTTTAGAGATAAATGGACTTGATGAGGAGATAGGGATTGAGGAGGAAGTTTTAAATGTTGTGTATGACTTTGGGAAAAAAGGTGCATCAAGCCGCGACATTGGACGCAAGCATCGAGCGTTTAGAAACTTAGACGCAGTACAAAAATTAGAGATGCTTGCGAAACTAGAAGCACAAGAAAAAATCATTGAAAAAAAGGAAGGCAAAGCGGTTCGTTATTTTATGCCTGTTTTTTTTAAAAGTGATTGCACAACAAACGCAAAATAAGTTAATGTTGAGGGGTTGGAATGATTTTAGCCCCTTGTTTTTGCTCCTTGTGACGTTTCTATAGTTTGTGACACCACTGGGACACGAGCAAACCTTACAGCCGCAAGGGCTGCAAGAGAAACGTCCCAACGTCCCAGCGTCCCACTTCAAAAACAATTTTAGAAAAAATTGTCGTCTTTTAACAAAATCCCATAAAAACCTTAATACAATGCTCTCTCTCTGTAAGTATTATATATATTATTATATACGCGGGACGTTACGTTGGGACGATTCCACTCTAGCCTTAGAGCCGCAAGGGCTACAGCCGTCCCACGAATCGGCACACGCAAAAAAAGAGGGACACTTTAAAAAAACTATAAAAAAATGCTTTTTTATAGCTAAAAGTTATTAGAAAAAACACGCTAAAAACGCGATAATTACAAAGCGGCTAGGGTAGCTCCCGAAAAGTGAGAGTCATTCACTCACAGCCGCCTCACCCCCGAATGATTGCCACTAATGAAGGCTCAACAATATGAAACTCACACCCAAGCAACAAACAGCATTTGACACAATCATTGAGTGCATCAATTCAAACACACCAGTTTTATTAACGGGCTTTGCAGGTACAGGCAAAAGTACAACAATAGCAACAGTTATCAAGTCGCTAAGTCATAAACTTATTACCATTGCTACGCCAACACATAAAGCATCGGCGGTATTGTCTGCAATGCTTGAGACAAACGGCATTGTTTCGCCAAACGTGAAAGTAACCACAATCCACAAAGCACTCGGCAAGCGTCCACAGCGTCAAGGTGGCGGTACAATGACGTTTAGTAAGCCAACAAAAGATATTTACGGTATATTGATTATTGATGAATGCTCAATGATTGATGCTGAGTTATTCGATGATATTAACAATGCCGCCAGTTTTGCCTCTATCGTTTATGTGGGCGACCCTGCACAGTTACCACCCGCAAGCGGTAACGGGGCATTAAGTCCTGTATTTTCGTCAATTGCACATAGAGCGCATTTAAGCGAGGTTATTAGACAGGGCGATGGTAATCCCATTATTGAGTTATCAGCAGCATTAAGGCGTGTTATGGAATCAGCAAGCCATATTACCGTAAGCGATGTTATTGAAATGGTGAACGAGTACGACAAGGACAACGAAAAAATCGGAATGATTCAAAAAGGCGACATTGCCGAGTATTGTGCTGATGCAATAAATAATGGTTTAGATTGCCGATATTTAGCTTACCGTAATGACACAATCGACAAGCACATGAAAGAGATTAGACAGCAGCTACACGGGCGCGATGTGCAAGGATTTGTTGTTGGTGAGCCTGTCACGTCATTAACAAGCATACAAGGCGTAATCAATAACAATCACGAGGGCAATATAACCCACATTGGCGAAGTCACAAAACTACACGGCATCACCTGCACACCTGTTACATTAGATAACGAATTGACAGTTTTTGCCGCGATTGACATCAAAGAAAAGCAAAATAAAGAAATAGGCTTTTTTAGACTGTTTGAGAAACTCAAGGCACAAGCAGGACTAACGACAGATTTTAAAGCTAAAGCAGACGCACTTGAAAAGTCACAAGAAGCAAGCGCGAAAGGTTACAAAATACGGGACGAAATAGCCGAGCTTAGGCCATGTGTAGCGTCAACAGTACACAAGGCACAGGGAAGCACATTTGATGTTGCCATTGTTGATGTTGCCGACATACTCACAATGCGTAACCGTAGCGAGGCGTTACAGTGCTTGTATGTTGCCGTTACTCGACCCCGCAGTTATTTAATTTTGGTCGTGTAATATGAGTTTAAAATCATTGATTGATAAGACACTATCTAAGCAACCACTAATCAAACCATCACGCACCAAAAAACGCAATGCACAGCCCGAAGCAATCGAGCAAGAGCGCGTTATCAAGTGGGCGCGTGATAATGAAAATAATTACCCGTTTTTGTGGTTGCTGCATAGCAGTTTAAACGGTGTCAAGTTATCAAAAAATCAGGCAGGGAGGGCAAAAACACAGGGAATGTTAAGCGGTGTTCCTGATTTGTTTTTGCCTGTCCCCAAAAAAGGTTTTCACGGATTATTTATCGAGATGAAAAGTCAGCAAGGCCGAGTATCTGTTAGTCAAAGTCGTTTTTTATCTGTTACGAATGAATTGGGTTATCAATCTATTGTGTGTTATTCGAGCGAAGACGCTATCGAAAAAATCAAGGAATATTTAAAAAATGTTACTCATGGGTAGTTTTGCAAT